TGATAAAATATAATAAAATGCTTCCATAAAATAAGCTTTCAAAACTTCATCATCTTCTATCATTTTGTAAGAATTTTTAACTTTAGCGATAATGAGTTTTTTAGCCATAATACAAAGCATTATGCACCTCTTGCTGCTTTTAAAACCGCTTTAGCCTTTGCATTATTTCCACTAGTTAATCCCACGCCTATAGCAAAAGCATCAGCATTTCTTACTTCTAAAGTGCTTTGTGTATAAAATCTTTTTGCTTTTGCAGTAATATCAGTTGGAACATCTTCAATCGTAGTAGGAATATAAAGCCCATGTTTCATATACTCAAAATCTCCAGCAATTAAAACATCACCCAAACCATATTTAGGGCTTAATAATCTATGCATATGGAAATTTACCGTTCCAAAATCTGTTTCAAGGCTCACTACTTGTCCTGCTAGTTTTGTTTCATTGCCTAAAATTCTTGTAGCAAATTTATTGATAGCTCCTTTTAAGTCAGCTCCTAAAAAGACATCTTTAGGCGTAACTCCGCTATTCCAAATGGTTTGTAAGATTTGATTAAGTTTATCTTCTGTTAGTTCTGTTGCAGTTCCGCTCCAATCTCCTGTTTCATCAAAAGCTAATACATTTCCACGCTTTCCATCAGCAAAGCTATCTTTTCCTTTAGCGATATAATGAAAAAGTCCAGCCATTTCTCCACTTGTTGCTTCTTGTGCTTGAACATAATCTTTGAAAACTGATTTTTTTACATCATTATCTCTGCCTAGACCAAATAAAGCATATTCCATATCCATTTTATGTTCTTTGGTTTTTTTGCCTATTTGATACTCCATTTCATTGCCACCATATTGATTTGCTTTTAATAAAGCTTTTGATACCATGGCTTCGGTAATGAATATTTGAGTAGCATTTGTAGTTTTTTGAGCTGTGTTTTTTGTTTCCCCTACAAATTTACTCAATTCCAAATTTGCGTTCTTTTTTGGTTCTTCAAAAGTGTCTGTAAGCCAACTATGGGTTAAAGGATTTGTAACCTTTGAAGTGCCTATTTTATTTAGAATTGGTGTTTCAGTAGCTCCAATTTTAATAATCGTTTCGTATATTGATTGTTTTAACTTAACATTTTCTGTTGCGGGTGCTGTATGTCCCATTGAAGGTAAAGCCATTTTTGAATTCTCCTTAGTTTAGTTTTAAGGATTTTTCCAAAAATGACTATTTCAAATATAGTGTGTTTTGAAATGATTTAGATATATTTTTTTTAAAATAAGACTATAAAAAACCTATAAGTTAAGTATAAAAACATATAAAATAAGTATAAATTAACTATAAAAAAGGTATAATTTAATTATCAAAAGGAATTGAAATGAGTAGTATATTAAATGCCTATAATGAAGCAAAAATACTTCAAGAACAAAAACCAAACAATGCTGTTGTTATTTCTTATTTAAACTATAAAGGGTATTATCCAAAAATACAAAATATAGATCTATTGATAATACAAGGTGCATTAAAAGCTATACAGCAAAACAATACAAATTTTGAAGATAACGTGAAACTTAAATATGAAAAATGAAATAGTTAAAGATAATAAAGAAATTGAAACTTTTGAAAAAGTAGGCAAAGTTATGGCTGAAATAGAAGTTAGCAAGCAAAAGGCTACTTTAGCTCAAATTGAAGCCACTAGAGAAGATAATCAAAGACAATATGATTTCGCTATTAATAAACTGACTAAAGAAAATAAAAAATGGCATAAATCTATGAATATAGCATGTACTGCGGTTTTTATTCTTCTGATAGCTAGTCTTTATCTTATTTTATTTACTGAAAAAATAGAAATAGGATTAGGTTTGCTCAGTACAACATTAGCAAGTGTTTTTGGATATTTAGCAGGTGTTGGTTCATCTAAAACCTAACTTAACTTTGCTTGGTTAGAATTTTAATTAAGAGCTTAAGGGCAGAATCTCGCCCTTTATAATTGCGAAAGATGTGTATAAACTTTTCACTTCTCTTTTTAAATATTTATACTTTTATAAAGTTCTAAACATTCTAAGAAATCATTTTGCATTCTTGAAAGTAGTTTATTCTCTTTGTTTTCATCATCTTTTAAATCTTTTAACATTTTTTCTAGCTTTAAGGCATAATTTTTAAAAGTTTTAAAATCAAAGGCATATAAGCCATTTTTAGCCAATATACAATTTAATTTATCTTTAAAATTGTTTTTACTTTGTTCTAAATCATACTTTAAAGCTTTAATCTCATTCTCATATTTTTGCTTTTGCTGTGCTAATTGAGATTTGTAACCTAAGCTTTGTCTAAAAGCTAACTTATCGTGCTTCTCATATTCAATATTTCTTAGTCTTTTTTCCATTTCATTGAAAGCTTTGATAAACTCGATTTTCCATTTATAAGCCTTTTCACCTGTAAAACCCATCACTAAAAGAGAAAAAGCGTCGCGAGTGATTTTGTAGCAAGGTAAAATTCTACCCGTGCTATCAATATATTTACTCAGCTCAAAATTGAGCTTAGTAAAATTATCCTTTGGAAATTCATTTATTTTGCGTATAATATTTTTGTGGTTTTTATTGAATACTTCAGCCACGCTTAAAGAAGTGGTATATACTGCATTATCTACCACTTCCAACTCTACATCCACGCCATTAATTACAGCTAATTTTTCCATTTTTTACCTTTTTGTTTTGATTAGTTTTTACTCATTAGATAAAAACATAACACAATTATATACTTTTTTGATGATATTGTCAAACATTTTTTACTTTTTTAATAAATATTTTTATTTTTATATACTTTTTAAGTATATTTTGTTATGATTGTATTAAATAAATTTAAGGATAACTATGTTAAAAAGAGAGTTTGATGAAAAAATTAAAAGTCTAGGACTTACAAGACAAGATTTTTGCAATATAACAGGTTTAGCTTATAGCAGTGTGAGCAATTGGAATGATAATAATAAGCCCATTCCTATTTGGGTTGATACTTGGCTTCTTAACTATGAAAAAAGCTTAGCTTTAGATGAGCTATTAAATATAATAGAAAAATATAAAAAAAATACATAATTAAGGGATAAACCCTTAATTTTTATTTATCTTCGCTCCTTTCTTTTAATTTAATAAGATTTTTTAGCGTATAAGTGCCTATTTTTCCTGCTATTTCCCTGTTATTTTTTTTATCTGTAACCTTATCTATTTTTTGCTTTCTAGCTATAACTTGTTTTATTTTCTCAATTCTTTCTTCACTAGCTTTTTTATCATTTTGTATTTTTTCATCAAGACTTTGTTTTACGCTTTTTTTATTCTTTTTCTTTACTTCTTTTGCCTTAATGTTCTCTTTTATATCTTCCATTAAGTTTTTTTTAGGTTTGGTTTGGGTAGAATTAGGATTATTTGGTAGCCCATTCAATGAGTTATCATTTTTGCTACCTGGTTGGATGAAAGTTTGGATAATGCCAACATTTTCTTTAGTATTTTTCTTACTAACTTTTTCAAGCCTTGTTAAATCCTTTTCTTTAACTTTAGTCACATGTCTAACTTCTCCAGTATCTTTATTTACACCAAGTTTTCCTAATTTATTATCATTTAATCTTTTTGCTATTAAAGCTATATCCATTCTATTGTTTTTATAAAAAAATGTAGGATTTTCTTTAATTTCTTTTATAAGCTTAAACACATCACTAGGCTTTTTAAACATCTCTTTATGTTTATTGGCTAAATATTCTAAGTCAGCTATAATCTCATCATTTGTAAGCTTTGCCAAATTTCTAACATTTGGAGAAACGCTTATTTTTACATTTAAATCACTCTTTGCTTTGCTCGGATCAGCTTTATCCATGAAGAAGTTGTCGCCTTTGATAACACCTTCTTTTATTAGTGCATCTTTTAATATTTTATTTTGTTCTTTATCTACTTTAATATAATTATCCAAAGCATCTTTAAAAATTCTACTTTGTTCTTTATCCGCTATTTTTATGTTTTTAAGATTAGATATAACTTCTTTATGGGTTTTAGCAAGTTTTAATGCATCTAGTATTTGATTTCTTAACGCTTGTTCTTTGGCACTTTTCATAAAAGGAACTAAAGCATGTATTCTAGCAAAAACACCACTTATTAATATCCTATCAAAAACACCCTGTATTGTTGTAGCTATTGAAGAATTTGTTTTTTTGCCACTACTAGCTAAAGCCGTCATTATTAAGTCTTTATTGTTTTGATAAATTTTTGCATAAACATTTACTACTTCTTTTGCATATTTTAAATCTTTACTTACAAATTCTACATTATCCATATCTTTTGCTAGGTTCTTAAAATCATATCCTATATCTTCAATTCTATGTTTTGCTAGTAATGCATTAAAAGCATGTTTTTCATTTGCTTTTCGCTCTGCTTCATTCATACCTTCAAAAGCTCTTTTTAAATCTTTGTCTTCATTGATATTTCTAGCACCATTAGCTATTCTTTGCGCGAGTGCTTCGGGTGTTTCTTGGTCTTTGATTTTTCCTAGATAACTATTATTAAAATTTTCTTTTAACGCATAGTTTTTATTAGCATCTTCTAAAATCTTCTTTGCTAGTTCTTTATCACTTGCATTTTTTATCATAGTTTCATCTAAAGTATCTTTTACTAGCCTATAAGCTTCTTTAGTATTATATGTCTTATTTCCTGTGGCTAATTGCTTATTTATAGCACTTCTTAAGTTAAATATTTGCTCAGCACTTAAGTCTTTATCAATAGTATCTTCTAGAAAGCTACTAATATTTGTTTTTATATCTTGCTCTAAAAAATTGTTGTTTTTAAACTCTTCAATCTTTGCTAAATCTTCTTTGCTTAACCTTATTGAGCCGTTGTTAAGCTCATCTATACTTTTTATAGCTTGAGCATATTCATTATTAATTCTTTTTTTATAAGAGCTATTATCTTTTTGCCAAGCCTTAACATCAAACTCACCATTTAAACCTGTTTTGTTCTTAAATACTTCATCTTGTTCTTTAATTATATTTAAAAAAGAAATACTAGCATCCTTATCAGCCTTCAAAACATCATCTAAAAAACTTCCTATTTCGGGATAAGCTTGAGCTGATTTTAATAATATTTCTCTTCTTTGAGTAGTTGGAACTCCTTGTAAAGCATTTGAAATATTTTTTAAAATAGCACTTGTTCTTTTAGCGCTATCTTGTATAAATTGTGGATTATTCTTGTTAAGTCCTTGCTCGACAATGTTTTTTAATATTTCTATTGTAGGCTTTCCATTTTCTAAGTATGTTGGATTTTCTTTTACTATAAGTTCATCTATTTGTTTTTTATTCTCTACATTTTTTGTAAGATTATTAAAAATTGTTTCTGCATTTTGCAAGCCACCATCTGTAAATTTTCCTATCATAGGAATATCTTTTTGGGTGATTTTATCTATAACCCTATTACCTAAATTACCACCTTTTACCGCCATGCCATCTATCATATCTTTACCAGCTTGCGCTCCTGTTTTTGCCATATTATAGGTATTTTTTAAAGCTCTTGCTCCTTTGGCAACTCCAGCAAAAGCTGCATCACCTATTAAAGAAAGTCCTGCATTTTCACCCATAAGCATAAGAGCTTCTTTTAAATTTGCATCTTGATTTGTATCTTTTGTATTTCCGTAGTAATCGTATCCTGCTCCCAAAGATGCACCTAATGCACCACCTGCAACCATACCAACTCCACCGCCTAGCATGCTACCACCAATTGCACCTGCTGTTCCTAGAGCTACACTAGCACCATTATCTCTTATTCCGCGATATAAATTACCCATTGTGCTACCTTGCACTTTAGAATAATTTCCGTTATTATCTTGCACCCAATAAGAGCCATCATCATCTTGTAATAATTTTCCGCGCCCTGATTTTTGTAGCTCATCGCCTAAATCTCTCATAAATTGATTATTTTTTCTTGCTACTTCATTATCATCAGTAAAAATAGGTTTAGAGGCATTAAATTTAGACTGCTTATCTAAAATATAATCACTCAAATCATCAGCATTCATGGATGGATTTTTATTATAATCATATAAATCCCTTTTATATTCACTAACATTTCCCATAGGATTTGTTAAATTTTGGTCTTTGAAATTATATTTTTCATATTCTTTAGCATATTTATCTTTATTTTTATAAAAATCATTGATTGCTTCATTTTTTAAACTTGCTAAATATTCATTTGTATTTTGACTTTCATTTTGACTTACTTCATCTTGCAAAAAAGAAATAATGTTATTTTCTTGCGGTTTTTCTAATAAAAATTCTCTTATATTCATTGTATCAATCCTTGTTTTTTTAATTCTTCTACGCTAACTTGCATTTTTCTACCTGCTTGATTAACTAATATTACATTACCATTAGCATCAGGTTCTGATATTTGAGCATTAATTCCATTAAAGCTAACACTATGTAATTTTGGAGTATTTTGATTTTGCACCGCTAGTGTATTTTTAGCTAAATCGTTTTGTATATTTTGATTAGTTGTTGAATTATCTATAATTACTGCATTTTTACTAGGTTTTGAGTATTTTTCATCTTTAATGTAATAAGACCCAAGATCCTTTGCTAATCCCTCTCTAAAATGTTTTAAATCTTCTTGTCTTTGCTCTTCATAAAGATTATTGATGTATGGATTTTTTAAATTAGAAATATTTGCCATTTGCTTATCATAATAAGCATTAATATTAGCTTCGCTAGTAGCTATATAATCCCTTATTGCTTTTTCATATTCTTTAGCATTTATGGTTTGAGCTTTCCAAGCTGAAGGCTCTTTGTAAATTTCATCATGCCTTGTTCTATTATAGCTTGTGTCTCTTCTAACCTTTTCATTATAAATACTATCGCTTACAAGCTTAAATAAACTATCTTGAGCATCATTTATATTATCTCCCCCAAAAAGTCCTTTTATGTTTTGCCATGTTCCACCCAAAAGACCTTGCCCATCATAATAAGAATCACCACCACCTTTTTTTATGGTATTAAATCTTTCTTGTATTGCTCTCATCTCAGGATTTGACTTTGTATAGCTTGGTAGATTAAGTATTGCTTGGCCTGCTAAAATTTCATCTTTTTGCTGTCTTGCATTTATTGCTTGCTGTCTTAAAGCATTTTGCATGGCATATTGTCTAGCTCTTTGGTTATAATTCATTTGCCATTGCTGATCTGCTATATTTGCTCTTTCTTTTTGATAATCAAAGTTTCTCTCATTTTGCAAAAGCTGATTATTTTGCATAGCCTGATTAAATTCCATTTGTTGCTTTCTTAAATCTTGCTCTTGCTGAAACTCATTAGCTTTAACTTTATCATCAAAACTTTTGCTCATGATGTCATATAAGACACCACCGACTTTTCCTGCGTTTTGTATAACGCCTGTATCAGGATTAAATACTACTCTTTGTGGGTTATAAAATGCCATTTTGTTTCCTTTATTCTTTCTTTTAAAATAAAGGATTTAAGGAAGTTTGTGTATAATTTTAAAAGGTGTGGTGCCAAGGGTCGCCACCCTTAGCACTAAATTACCACCTAGAAAGGCGGTGAAATAAGATGCTACAAATCTTAATAGTTATTATACTACTTTGTATTATTGTTGTCAATGCAAATTAACAATCAATAAACAAAGCCCCTTATACAAGGGGTTAAGATTTACCCTTTAAAACAAACTCCTTAAATCCAAATCTATTTAATTACTCCAAACATTTTGAAGTTTATTTTCCATATTCTTTCTTCTGTTTAACTCTTCATTGGCTAAAAACTTATTGAAGTTATAAGCATCTTTTTGTAACTCATAATTCTTTTGTGCCATCTTTTGCTGATTGTAAGCACCATATAAAGCACCAGCACCACCTAAAACATTTCCCAATCTATCAAAATTAGTTATTTTGTTTGTATCGCTACTTTTAAATAACCAATCTCCAAAATTACTAAAAGAATTTTTTAATCCATTTAAAAAACCACCACTGCTACTTGCTAAATTTGGAGTAAAATTGCTTGTTTTCATCAAAGTATCTGCAAAGCTAGAGCCTAGTCCTGTACCACCTTTTAAAGCTGTTATAAAATCCATGATTTCTCCTTTATACTAAACTTAATAATTCTTTGCCTAGATCTATCTCGCTAACTTCGCCTTTTTTTAACTTATCGTTAAAATCACTAGTTCTTACATTATTATTTGCACTTGATAAATCTTCAGCTTTTTTGGCATTATTTGATTTTCCGACCAAATTAAGCAAGGTTTTCCAGCTGTCAATATTACCTTCACCTAAACCATTTAATTTTGTTGCAAGTTCTGCCATAGCCTTTAAATCAGCATCAGGATAGGCTTTTCTTAACTCGCTTTCTACTTGTGCATATTTAGCGATTAATGCATCTTGCTCTTCTTTGTCTTTTTGCTTTTTATCAAGCTCTTCAAGCCTTTTTAATTTCTCATCAAGTCCATCAAGTCCTAATTCTTTTAAATACTGCTCTCTTTGTAATTCTTGTTCGCTTGGTTCTTTCTTTGGATTTTTTAAAGCTTCAAGCTCACTCATTAAAGCATTTAATTTGTTGTCATTTTCACTTTTATAAGCTTCAAACATCGCCTTATAATCAGGCTCGTTCTCATTAGCAACCTGCATAGATTCATTATCTTCTACTTGAGTAGGTTCATCGCCATTATTAGCAACTTGTCCTTTATCATCATCTGTTATGACATTTATTAAATCTTTTAAAGCATCATTTTCCATCTTCTTCATCCTTTATTTTATTGATTATTATGTCTAAAAAAGCCATAGTATCTAAAGCTTTTAACCTTAACTCTTTCTCATCATTATTTTTAGCTATATAAAAACATTCGCTATATTTTGCTTTTATAAATTCGATTAAATTCTTTCCTCCTTTGGTTTTAGATATATCACTTTTAATTTCAATATTAAGCATTAGTTTCTCCTTGCATTTGTGGATTAATATCTTCATTATTTTCAAAAGCAAATAAACTATTTACATTCTTTACACCTAAAATTGGTAATAATTCTTTAGTAAGTTCTTTACTAGCATTTATAATCCCATAAGCAGAATTTGCATCGCCTATGCTCATATACATTTGATATAATTGTGAAAAAACTTGCATACTAGCTTGAATTCCTGCACGTCTAATTTCTTTATTCATGGCTCCTGTGCCTGTTTGGATTTTAAATCTAAAACTAGGAATATCCTCTCTTTGAAAACCATTAAAAAAACTATCTTCTCCATACTTAAAAACAAGCATTGCAAACCTATCAAATAAAGGCTCTATAAAGGTTTCGTTATACTGTCTTATGTAGTCAGCACTTCTTCTTCCACCTTCTTGTGCTTTTATGCTTATTTCTGTTGCTGTTTCATTTTGTGCAGTTTGAGCTCCATTGTTTTGTGGACTAATTCCTGTTACCTCTGTTAGCTCACTTTCTAATAATTGCAAATTTATTCCAGAACTATTTATATTTGGAGGAGGCAGTATTTGAATTCCTTTGGGGTCATCTGTATATATAGGCTTTCCTAGGGTTTCTATATCTTCTCTGCTTACTCCCATTGATTTTGGCATCATTATTTTTGGCATAATATGAGATCTTACAGCATCGATTAAAAGATTTCTTGTGATGTTAATTTCATCTTGCAAAGGCATAGCTGAAGCCATTATAGGCTCGCCATAAGCACTTACATAGTTTTCATTATCTATCTTTTTAAGTTGTGGTAGCATTGAACCCCAGATAAAAGGCTGTCCATCTTGCAAAGTAACTTCATTTCTAAGTAAATTATTTTCAAATAAGGTAGAAACCACCCAAGTATCATCGTTTTTTCTTTCATAAATATCATAAAGCTTCACTTTTTTATACTCATCATCTTCATCAAAAAGCTTTTCAATTTCTATTTTTTTATAAAACCCTAGCTTTTGTCTTTCATGGATTTGATTATAAGTTAGGTAAATTTCATTGACTATATAACCTACATCTTCGCTATTTAGTGCATTTGGGTCAAAGAATATACTATCAATATCTACTCTTTCAATGCGTGGCATTCCTTTATGCCAAGTAAGCTTGGCTATACTTGTTCCCACAAGTAAAACATCTAAGAAAAGCGGTTGAAAAATCTTAAACATATTGATTTTACCGCTATAAAAATCTATGGCATTTTGCCAAAGCTCTATAATCGTATCATCGCTATTAATGTAAGTTTCAATATCTGCCATTCTTTCGCTATTAAAATAAACTTCGTTTAGGCTAGTGATTAGGTATTTTACCTTAGAGTTTATTTTTGGTATGTAGATACTTGATTTATTTCTTTTTCTCAATTTTTGCATTACCTTATTTTCAAGCAAATAAGCATCTTGCAACTCTTTAAAGTGTGGTTTGTAATTTTCATATCCACTTTTACTTTCGCTAATGAGTTGTGTTAAAAACGATACTCTCTCATCATTAGTTCTTTTTGTTTTCATTCATAATTCTCCATATTGTTGTTTTGCTTAAATTTGTTATTTTTAAAATATCTTTTTCATTCACTCCTTTTTCAAATAAAAACTCCGCAAATTCTCTTTTAAATTTCTTTTTAGAAATATTATTAAATCCTGATACAAGCTCTAAAAATTCATTTGCAAGACTTGACTTTATAGCCTCATCGCTTAAATTTGAAAGCTTTTTTATTTTGTTTACATCAATTGCATCATAGATCATTAAAAACTCACCAGCCATCATAGCTCCAATCTTCATTAGTATTGTTTCTGCTGTATAGTTTTTCAAAAAAAGTTAGAGCCACCGCATCGCTAACATCAGGACTTTTGCCATAGTTCTTTTTTAATTGTTCTTTTGAAACTATCTTTAACAACCCTTTATCGCTATACTCATATTCAATCATTCTCATATCTTTTTTTAATTCTTCATCTTTAATAATCTCCATGTGTTTTAAATTTTTAGCAAATGTAAAATACATTTGCGCTCTTTTATTTAAGTATTCATTGCTAGTTGCAGAATTTGCAGAATTTGCCTCAAATACGGGCAAGCCATAATTTAACAATACATCATACACGCCAACGCCAAGACCACAAGTATCTATAAAAATACCTTTTGGTTTGTCTTCGCTTTGGTTATATTCAGCTAGTATTTTGTTTGCTAACTCCATGGTTCCAAGTTGTGAGTATTTTTTTATTTCATCAACTACAAAACCTTTTCTTTTTGCTAAAACACTTTTATCATCTCCATATCTTGCTACATCAAGCCCCCAAATATTCTCACCTTGCATTTTTTCAATACTAAAAGAGTTCTTGCTCATCGCATTTTCAATTTCACTTAGAGAAAATAATTCAGCACTCGAGCTATCTATAAACTCGCCATAAATTTCTTGTTTGACTACTTCGCTATCTTCGCCGCCTACTTCTTCAATTAATTCTTTAATTTGCTCTTCTTTTAAAAATGGATTATCATAACTTGAGAATTGAAAATGTTTCCAATTTTTATCGCTGAGTTCTTTTCTGCAAAGTTCATAAAATAGATTTTTTCCTTTAGGAACTCCACCTATAATCGCTCTTGATTTAGGATTATCAAGTAGCATAGGGCGTATGGCGTTATACCAAAGATATTCTCCTTTGCTGCCTTTTAAAATAATTCCTGCTTCGTTTAAAATAACAAGGTCATATCCAAAACCTTCGATATTTTCACTTCTTTCAGCACTTCTCATATGAAGTACCGCTCCGTTAATGATTAATTTCTTATCTTGTACACTCCATGAGTAAAAATCTTTTGGCAAGTTTTTTAACTCAGGCGTAAAATATAGCTCGTAATAATTTTGTAAATTTGCTTGTATGGTATCCACCCATAATACATTTTGTCCTAAAAGCAAGTTTTCTATGACAAACTTAGCGCTTCCCCTTGTAAAACCAAGTCTTCTGCCTTTTGCTACGGTTATAAAGCGTGGATTTTTATCATCAAAAACTTTAAGTTGTGCAGGAGTGTAAGAAAAGTCAAGCTTTAATTTCATTTGATTTCACTTCTTATAATTTCTATTTTTTGAACATTATCGCTGAGTATTTCTTGTTTGTCTACATAACCGTGCTGATTTTTTAGCAAGAACATACTAACGCTAGGAGTATAAGTACCGATTAAGGAATGGTTTAAAATATCCATTTCACACCTTTGTTTTGCATTTGCTACTATTTCGCCAAAATCTTTATCTTTTTCCCACTCATTTAAAGTTTGCATTGAAATCCCTAAATGCACAGCTAATCCCACTTTTGTTTTAGGTGCAAAAATAACACTTTCTTTAGTTTCTTTTAAAACAGTTTTTTCACTAAAGTAGTTTTCTATCTTTGATACAAGCTCTTCTTTTGTGATGCTTTTGCCATTTGTCATCATTCTAGCCATCAAGCCACCCCTTCTTTAAAATTAAATTCTTTGATTTCTAAGTCTAAAAAAGATTTTTTAAAACTAATAATCTCATAATCGCCTTTTAAAACATTCTTATCGTTTTCAAATAACGCATCTAACACGCATTTTACGATATTGTCCCCATCGCCATGCCTTTTGCTGTTAAATCCTATTTTTAAAGAAAACTCATATTTCTTTTGCTTATCAAAGGCTTGAAAACAGCTAATATTATTTTGTCTTCTAAACTCCATTTGCAAGAGTTTTTTAAAATCTAAATATTTAAGATAATCTTTACATGCAAATTTAGCTCTTTGCGTGGTTCTTTTATAAGGAACTGGGTTGCTTTTTAAATCAATTTTTAAAAAATACTTTTCCATTTCAGGCCTTCTTAAAATTAGCTTATTTTTTTAAAAGCTTTTTTGCTTTTTATAAAAATTTCAAACCTATCTTTGTTTTCATTAAAAAGTTTTGTTTCTTCAATCTTTTCAATTTCTCTTTTTTCTTCTAGGCTTAAAACTTTCTCTATTTTTTTAACCGACAAAGGAATATTCAAATTTTTTCCTATTCTGTCTTGATTTTTGAAAATAAATTCAAGTAGGGCTTCTTTAAATTCATTGTTTTCTAATGGTTCGCCATTTTTATAGGAGATTTGCTTAAAAGCATTTACGCAAACTAAGATATCAATTGATTTTTGGTTAATTTTAATCTTTTTACCATTTCCGCAGCTAGCAAAATACGAATATTCAAAATCTCCTTCATGTAGTCTAAAGCAAGCTTGGTTTTTATATTTATTGCAAAGCCATTCTAAAAATATTTCTTTATCTTCAAAGCGTTTTTTAAATTCAATCTCTGCTTTTTTACAAACCATTCTTAATTTTTCATAGGTTGTCCCTACGATATTCTCTCTTTCTAAAGTTTCGAAATAAAAATCTAAAAAAGAATGAATATCTTTTGCATTTTTTAAATATCTACCTACAATATCAGTTGCCTGAGCCTTATTAATTTCCAATAAGTCCATTAAAATTTGTATTTTTTCTTGCATTTTTTACTCCTTAAAAGCATCCTAAGAGCTTGTCTTTGTTCTCATCTTTCATCCCGTAATACTCCATCAAGCTATCAACCACACTTGGATTGGCTTCTTTTTTTCTGTTAAAACGCTGATTTTTTCTTAGCTCGTTTTCTTTAGCGTATTTAAGCCAAGTATAAAGACTTCCTGCCACACTTGACATTCTTTTTCCATTTCTTTTCCATTCCCTAGCATCCCAATAGCCTATAAAATCATTAGCCAACTCTTCACCAAAGTTTGTATTATTTTTCTCATTAAAAGCCATTATTTGCCCCATAAGCTCATTAGCATTTGGGACTTTAAATTCTTTTTTTGCCATTTTTTCACATTCCTTTTCATCAAGTTTTAAAAAGCTCACTACAAAAGAGGCGTTTTGATTAAAAACGCGTTCTTTCTTTTCTTGATTATTTTTTAAATTTTCTAAATTCTCTTTTTTTATAAATTTATTATTATTAATATTTATATTATTTATAAATTTATTATCGCGTGCGTGCGTGCGTGTTTCTATATATAGGGATTTTTGATTTTTTTCGTTTTCAGTGGTTAATTTTCTGTCGATTGATGAAGCATTATTTTTAAGAGTTTTGCTTAGCTTTTCATCACTGTTTTTAAGCAAAGATAAAGATTTGTTAAAATGCTTTTTGACTTGATAATTTTCATCTTTTAAAATCCACTCATAAAAATTTAAAGATCCATTTCTAACCTTTTTAATTTCTAAAAGCCTAAGCTCGATTAATTCTTTTTTAGCAATTCTTAATCTATTTAAACTCATTCTTTGATTATTTTTAACTTTTATAAACTCTCTTAGATAGATTTCACTTACAATCGTTTTTTCACTAAGCTTTGCTAATTGAATATACAATGCTAAAGCATCAACACTAAGTCCTCCATAAGCTATAGTGTTTGATAATTTCAAATAGCCTTTTCTTTCTCTCAATCTTTTTCGCCCGACAGCCACATCAAAGCTTGCTATAAAACTTGGTATCAACAACTCTCCTTTATGTTATAATTTAAATTAAAAAGGTTTTTTATGTTTAATTCTTTCTTATCCGAAATGCTAAAAACCGCCACTTTAGAAAATTTAGTATATTTTTTGATAGGTGTTTTATTTGGTTTAAGTATCCGTCCTTTGTTTTTATATTTAACTAAAAAACAAAAACTAAAAAGAGTTTGTATTAAAGATATGAAGCTAGAAAACGATTTGACAAAAAGACTATATCCTAACTTAGGATATAAATTAGTTACAAAAAAACTCCTTTTGAAATGGTTTTTAAAAAAGATAAATTTAAATACATTATTTGTCCTTACTACCGTGATAAAAAATGCGTTTTAGATAATGATAAATGCAAGATATTAAAATCCCAGCCGAAATACCAGCCACTAGAAACAGTCTAAAATGCAACATCATCAAAGTAAAAATAAATAATCCTATAATCTCAATCAATCTCTCAAGCATTTCATTCCTTAATCCGTTTTAAAAAGTCCTTTGCTATAATTTTTTTGCACCCAATCAAGAAAAGGACTTATCAAAATGGATGACAAAGATTTAAACTTGTTAAAAAACATCCCTTATCTTATGGAAAAAATCGAAGAGTTAGAAAACAGGATAAAACAGCTAGAACAAGCTGCACAACCTAAACCATACTCTACCCACCCAAAATCCAAATTACTTAGGAGAAATCTAAGTCTTAATAAGACTTAGATTTTTATCATTCTCAAGCAAAGCACCAGCAAGCTCCATTTTATACATAGTTCCCATATATGCAAAGAGTAAATCTTCTACTTTTTCATATTTTCTTTTTTTCATAAGCTTAAGCATTATCTCATAGGTTTCATCGCTAATATCAATTTCAATCCTAACCCTTTTCATTGCCTTTTTCATTCTCTATCCTTTCTTTTTCTTCCACGCTTAGGTATGTTTGTAAGATTACTACGAACATCCACCCAAAATTCATGAGGTATTCCATAGAGTTTTTTAAACTCTATTTGTTTTTTAAAGCTTGGGCGTGATTTATTTGTTCTAATCTTTTTAACACTAATAACCGTATAGTGATTACTCAATATTTTTGTAAAATCAAAAAAATCTATTTTTTTCATAACGAAAGTATAAAATAAAGAAACTTAATAAATATTTAATTATGTTTCTAATTATGGAACATTATTTGCTTGAAAAAAGTGTATAATTTTTATACTAAAAAAGGAGAGAATATGGGAAGAAATGGAGATATATTCGATTTTCATTTTGATACTGAAAAATTTAAATTTTATTTAAAAAATAGAGATAAAAAAGTTACATATCAAGATTTGATGGAAATTTTATATAAAAATGGCATAGAAAGCTCAGAAGCAACAATAAAAAAATGGTTGATGTCTAAAGAAGATAATAAAACAAAACCTAAACCACAATATATAAAAATTTTATGTAATGCATTGGATATTCCTTTCAACGAAGTGATATTGCAAGATGTTTTTAGAAATGATAATCAAATAAATTTCAGATATTTTCCAGATATTTATGCAAGTGCAGGACTTGGAACATCATCTCAAAGCGAAGAAGCAAAAATTGTTTCCGTTGATGAAAATTTTCTAAAAGAAATTTTAGATATACCCATAAAGAAGAGTTATGATATTATAAAAATTAATGGCGATAGCATGGAACCTATTTTATCTAATGGAGATTTTATTATTATAGATAGAAGTAAAAATTCACTTGGGGCTATTTCAAATGCAGATATTGTTATTTTTAGAAAAAATGATGATTTATTTTGCAAAAAAATTAAAAAAGAACCTTTTGCAGATTATATTTTTTTAGTTTCTGAAAATAAAAAATATGAAGATAAAAAAGTAGATAATAGCGAATTTGAACAATGCGAGATCTTAGGTGCTGTAGTATCAAAAATGGCTGTTGAAACCTTTAAAAATTTTATAGAAGTGGTGGGATGATTAGGTTTAGAGACTTTAAAATAATAAAGAAGATGAGAGTATAAGAAATTATAAGGTTAATTGTGATAAAATATAATAAAATGGAGTGCTTTTCGCTTACATTTTATTAATATTTTATATGAAAATTTGGGCGTAATATAAAAATAGGAGAGGATATTAAAATGGACAATTTAAAACTAGAAAATATAAAAATAATAGATGTGTGTGATTTGTTTGTAACTTTTAAAAGTGATGTGGAAAATTTATTTTCTATAATTAAAATAGATAATGCAAGTCCAAAAATAGAAAGGCTGTCTATTTTTAATATTCCACAGGAAGTTAGACAGATTGAGCCTAATTTAAAATACCAGCCTACTCATAAACTTACATTTGAAGGTAAAGACACTGGTATTTTTTTTAGGAGACAATGTTATCGGTTTTGACTCATCAAAACGTGAAAAAGAAGACATTGATTTTATTTCTACAATTTTAGAATCTCTTAAAGATGAAATTGAATCCATAAACAGAATAGGTATAAAAAGAACATTTGATATTGATTCTATAGATAATTTTTTAGAACTAAAAATAAAAAATAATGATAGCAATGATGATTTGAAAAAGCTTTCACAAATTCAACTTAAAGAGGATAATTGGGTGTTTAATATAATAAGTGCTGAAAAAAATGATATTGTAATTAATAACAATAAAAAAACGAGTGGATATATGGTAGATGTTATCGTATTTTATGAGAAATTAGAAAATTTCAATTACAATGAGACTATAGAAAAAATTTCTCAATTATACTCTTTACAAGAAGAAAAATATAAAAAAATTACAAAGTAAAAATCATGAGCGTAGCAACAAACGGTAATCTATCTTTTAATAATTCACAAATAAATAATCTATCTTTTGGTAATTTGGAAATAAATAATCTATCTTTTGGTAATTTGGAAATAAATAATCTTTATGGTTCAACTGAATTATCACAGAGAACAAAAGAGTACATTATTGGAAAAGCAAAAGATATATCGCAGATACTAATAGAAATATATCTCGAATCATATAAAACATATACTCTGTATAATTCAATAGATAGTATCTATCAAACTGTATGTGACAAAAAACAGGAAAAAACTATTACTTACGAGCAAAAAATAAAGACTATATATGACTTTTATCTTGATAAATTTAAAAAAAATACCAAAATAAGCGAAGTTGAAAGCAAACTCTTAAGTAGCTATAGAGATAAGATTGATTGGATAAAATATAACATTCCAAGAGCTAAGCAAGACTCATTAAGTTTCTTTTATTCCGTATATGCTTTGAATGAATTATTAAACTTTTATTTTGATGATTATTTAGGACTGACAGAATTTTTGGAACCTTCTTCCAATATCTCGAAATTAGGGGAAGAACTTTATATTGAAAATGAAAAACTTAATGTGATATAAAATGAAGCCATATCTTTATAGTTTAATTAAATTTATAAAAGAAGAAATAAATGTAATACCGAAAGAATCTGCCAATACATCAATATGCCAAAATATATTACATAAAGTTGTTTTTATTTCGATTTCCTTATACAACAAAGGATACTTTGATGATGAATCAAAGATTAAAGAAATAATAGATAATAATAAAGAAATACTTGATAAGGCAAATAAAGAAATTATAATAAAAGAATCGATAGAAGAACAAAAAATAATAAGTTCTTTGCATTCTGTTTTTAATTACTTATATAAAAAAATAGTTTTATTTAGAAGAAACAACAATACAACATTAAAACCAACTATAATAGAAGCTACATTAAAAGAAAAATTTACTAAAGAAATATGTGGATAAATATTTAAACTATAATCACTCAATACCCCATCAACCTTTTATATCCATCGCATTAATCCTTCCAATTTTCTAAAAATGTTTTTAAGGATTTTTTTGGTTTTTCATCTTCAACTTCAACATCTATAATATCTTCTTCTTGGTAAGGCTTAGGATTGTGTTTTGCAAATACAAAAAAAGGATTTTTTTCACCGTAAATAATATATTGAATTCCCCATAAAATCAAAAACAAAGGAATACCAACAAACAGTCCTATGATAGTCAAATCCGCAATAAAAGATAAGATGAAAAGAACTCTTAATGCTCTAATAAACAAATTCAATCCTTTTAATTATTTTCTATTAAAAAATTATACCACAAAAATATTTTTAAAAAAGTTTCTAATTAATATACTAAATTAAATTTTAATTAAGTTTCTTTATTATATACTTTTATCAACAAAACAAAAAGGATAAAAAAATGCTAGAGGTTAAATTAGATTTAAGACCTGATATTAAAAAAATGCTAGAAATAGCCTTTGAAAGAAATTATTCAAAAAGTTACGCTTCTTTGGAAGAGTTTTTAGCTAATGTTCTTCATAATGCAGTTAAAAACTTAATCACCAAAGAAGCATTTGAAAACAAAGGATTTGTTATTTCTCTCAAAGATTAGGAGTTTCGTTTAAAACTTGAAAATCTTTGTCATTTAGTCTTTTTTCAAGGGTTGCGACTTTACTTTCTAGCTCGCTAACTCTTAAAAGAAGATTATTAAGTTGAGCTTTTAAGCTTTGTATTTCGTCCATTACATCACCTTCCTAGAGTGAAAGTAATTATAACTAAAAAAAGGATAAAAAATGAGTTTTACAGATTTGTATTTCGATAGAGAAGAAAAAAGAATTTCTAACTACGCAAGAGAATTAGTTAAAGATGAATTAGAGAGCAGAGAAAACTTTGCGGATATTTTTAACTCTTTGCAAGAATTTAAAAATATTTTAGAAGTAAGCTTGGAAGATGATGAAGATATTGCAGCTTCTTTGCAAGCCTATGGAGATGAGTTTATTAACGATACCTATGATTTATTGGAAAAAGTAAGGAAATTTGAGAAGAAATACGAAAAGCTTTATTAAAAGTTTAACAAGTTCTTTTTATTAAAGAACTTTCTTAAGCTTTTGACCGCTTGGAAATTAAGCTTTGCTATCGTGTTGATGGTTTTGAATAGCGGAAGGGTTAGCGAGTTATCCATAAACTTGGCTCGTTATTATTGTTTATAGTGCTATTTTTCAAAGGTTTTCTTGCACTTTAAAAACGACAGAAAACTAAGGGTTTAAGAAAAAGAAAGTATAATTATAAAGTTTAAGTGGCTAACTTGTCTCGGTGTTGAGAAAGGAGGCTCTAAAATGTGGGATAAAATTTTAACAATTTTAATCTTAATCTTAGAGCTAATTAGAGAGCTTATAAAACTCTAATATTTTTTAACACAGATAAATTTTAACTAAATCCGCTTAGCATAAACTTAAACGATTATACAATGCCGAGACTTGCGGATTTACTCGGCTTTATCAAAAATAAAAATAAATTTGATAAAATAACATTGTTTAAGTGGCTAATTTCTCTTGGTGGGGAAGGAGCTGTTTTTGATGATAGAGAAGTTTTTAAAAATTGCTTTTTTATTGTTAGAAATAGTAAAAAAGTTGATTGAAATAATCAATCAACTAAACTAAAAAACCACTAAAATTATAGAATAGCCTTGCTTAGCCTATACTTAAACAATACTCACGCCAAGAGAGCAAGGCTCTTGGCTTTTCTTAAGCTCCTTTAATGCTTAAATGGGGCAACTTTAAAACTACTTATTTTACATTAATGAGAATTTGTCTTTTTTGTTTTTTAGTTTTTATTTTCCTTTTTAATAAAGAACTCAGTTGCTCCTTTTAAGCATTAATCTAAGGAGAAAAAATGAAAGCTTATCACACAAAAGAACAAGTCATCATTAAACTTAGCAAAGATGAATATAGAAAAGAAATGAAGCTAAATAAGTCTTTAAAAGATGAAAATAAATCTTTAAAAACTGAAATTTCTAATCTTGAAAATGAAAAAATAGAACTTTTAAAAGAGTTAAAAGACCAAATAGAAGCAAATATGAAAAATATAAAAGAAATTAGCTCTTTGCAAAATAAAATTTATGAGCTTCTTTATGCAAAAGAAAGGTCAAAACTATGTTCTTGATATTTAAAAAGAATGAAAAAATAAGAAACTTAGAAAAAGAAGTTCAAAGGCTAAAAGGTGTAATAGCATTAAAAGATACTGCTATAAATGAAATTTCATTGAAGCTAGAAGAAGAAATTAAAATCAATGTAAAACTTAGTAATTTTCGCATAAAAATCCTTGATGCTTTAGGACTTATAGGCGTTTTTAAAAATGATGATAAAGCTATTAAAGAAGTAAAAAGATTAAAGGAGAAAGAATGTCAGTAACTACAATATCACAAGAAAAACAAGTCTTAAATATTTTATTAAACAAAGGAAAAATAGATAATTTTTATTGCATAGATACAAGAATTACTACAAGACTTGGAGCTTATATTTATAATCTTAGAAATAAAGGTTATGCAATAGAAACAGTTAGAAACAAAGAAACGAGAAATACTTTTTATATTTTAAAAAGCACTCCAAAAATAAAAAAGGCAGGATAAAATGAATTGTAAAATAATTGATTTAGAGCAGGGTAGTGTGGAATGGTTAAATTTTAGAAAAGGAAAAATAGGTGCATCGATGGTAGCATCTTGTGTAGGTATTAAAGGTGCTTTTAACTCTAAAGAAGAGGCAAGAGATATCATCTTAGGACTTAAAGAAGTCTATCAAAATGAAGCCATGAGAAGAGGCAATGAATATGAGCCTTTGATTAGAGCTAGGGTTGAATTTTTACATTCTGTGAGTATCACTCCTGTAGTTTTGCAAAGTCTAGAAAATGAAATGTTTATAGCAAGTTTAGATGGAATAGATGAAAATGGAATTATTTATGAGTTTAAATACTCGCAAGATGAGTATGATTTTATCAAAAGAAATAAAAAGCCAAGTGATAAATACTACGCTCAAGTGCAATTTCAACTCTATATCAGTGGTAAAGAAAAATGCATTTTTGTAGCCATGAATAAAGAAGAAGAGATTGTAGAGTGCGAAGTTTCAAAAGATGAAGCTTATCAAGAATGGTTGGTTAAAAATATAAAAGAGTTTATATTAGATTATATCATAGATCAAAAAAACGATTATAAAGAGCTTGAAGATACTAAAGCAAAAAATCTAACGATTGAAATTATAAGGCTTGAAAACACGATTAAACCTATTAAAGAAAAGCTAGAAAGTCTTAAAAAACAACTCATAGCCTTAGCAAATGGAGAAAAAGCAAGATGTTTGGATATTACAATTTATCCGCAAAGTAGAACTATAATTGATTATAAGGGCTTTTTAGAGCAAAAAAATATTACTGTGCCTAAAGAATTTTATAAGGAAAGTATTTCAATGTGTTTAAAAATCAAAAAAGCAGCATAAAAATAAAGCACTTTTTGATAAAATTATAAAAACAAAGGAAGGGTTAAAATGTTAAATTTAAAAAGTTTAGAAATCACTTGCAAACAATGTAAAACTAAAATCACTTTAGATATAGGTAAAACTGTCATTGTATGCCCACTTTGCAATAATGCTTTTTATAATTCTTATGATGAAGCTCCACTTTCTAAACTAGGAAATATATTGCAAAGCTTAAAAGAGCATAAAAAAGCAGAGTTTAGATTTATTACAGATGAAAAGGAATAAATATGAAAAGCTATAAAATTACCTGCAGAAACTGCGATACGCAAATCATTGCAAAAGTTGAGCAAAGCATTCTTTTTTGTCCTGCTTGTCATACAAACTTTTTTAATTCTTATGATGAAGCACCTTTTAAAACTTTACGTCAGAGCCTAAAATCTTTTGAAGATAAAAGCAGTGTTTTAAAATTTGAGTTTATCACAGATGAAAAGGAATAAAATGGAGAAAGAAAACATTGTTAAAGAAGTTTGTAAAGAGTTAAATATCACGCAAAAGGAGTTAAGCGAGATTTTAGTAATTTATGTTCTTTGAATTAGGGTTGTTTAAGATTTTTGTGTTAGAATTTGGCTATGTTAGAATTAATTAAAAACATAGGGCTTGGCTTATTTGTTAATGGGAGTTTCGCATTAATGAATTTTGACTTTAAACCGCAAAGCTTTATCATAAACTTCTTTTAGCGTCGGGATTATGGCTATATGTATTCTTATGCAAAGGAGGCAAAAGGATGAATGAGATAGGTTTAAACATTATCGCAGGGGTAAGCGTTATACTCTTTGCTTATACTTGCTATCTATTTTATAAGCAAAATAAGTCTCTAAAAGACAAATAAAAAGGGATAAAATGTTAGAACTTATTTTTAACACAGGAAGGAATATAGGTTTAGGTATCTTTGTAAATGGTGCTTTTGCTTTACAATTTAGCGAAGTTCCAAAAAGTCAAGCAATTTATGCCATAGCTGAAGGCATTTTAATTATGTTTCTTTCAGGACTTGGTGAAATTAAATTTAAAAGGAGCTAAAATGGATATTATTTTAGGAATTGGTGCGGTAACTTTAGCCATAGTTTCAATAGCTTTAGCTTATGGATTTTATAAAGAAAAACACAAAACACAACACTAAATAAAACTACAATCCTACTTTTTTATAATTAGCAAAAGGTAGGATTATGCAAAAAAATATCACTTCAAATTTAATTTTTACATTAGTAGAAAATTCTTTTAAAAATAAGACAATCAAATGGACTTTAGAAGGTGTTTATAAACTTTTTGATAAAATTAAGAAATTAAAAGAAAGGAGTAATATGACAGAAGAGAAACTACTAAAATCTTTGGCAGATGGTGTTTTAAAAATAAATGAAAGCTCTATTGATGTGGCAGTTTTAGAAAATGGAGTAAGAATTATTACCCATAGCGGAGTATTTAGAGCCTTAGGAAGAGAACCAAGAGGAAATGCAAGGCTAGATCAAATACCCGCTTTTATGGATGCAAAAAATCTCCAACCGCTGATTTCTTCGGAACTTAAAACTCAGATCAGCCGAATTTCATATTTAGATAAAAACAGCAAAGTTAAAGAGGGTTATAATGCGGATATATTACCCTTAGTGGCTGATTTATATTTAAAAGCAAGAGAAGAAGGTATTTTAACCCAAGCACAAATAGAAACAGCAAAAAAAGCAGAGATTTTAATTCGTTCTTTGGCTAGACTTGGAATTACAGCTTTAGTTGATGAAGCAACAGGTTATCAGTATGAAAGAGAAAGAGATGAACTTCAAAAAATACTAAAGGCTTATATTAGTGAAGAATTACTTAAGTGGGAAAAAAGATTTCCAGATGATTTTTATAAGGAACTATTTAGGCTTAATGGTTGGGACTTCACAACAAAAGGTATACAAAAACGCCCAGCAATAATAGGAAAATGGACTAATACTCTTATTTACGAACAGCTTCCAAAAGGAGTTTTAGAAGAATTAAAAGAAATAACCCCAAAAAATGCAAGATACCATCAAAGTTTATCTAAAGATATAGGACAACCTAATTTAACAGCACAAATCTATAAGGTTATAGGCATAATGCAAACTAGCGATAATATGAAACAAATGTGGGAAAACTTCAAAAAGATAAAATTAAGAGAGCAAGATGAAGATATAGAATTTGATGAAAAAGGTAGATTAAAAGAAAAATAATCATAATAATTTTTCTCATTTTTGAGAAAAATAAATAATAGGCTTTTCGATAATTTTATTGAAAAGTTTTAAATAAGAAAATGCAAAGGATAAGTATGGCAGAAGAGAAAGAAAATATTGTTAATTTTAAAATAAAAATTATCCATGAAGAAAACATAGAACTTGGGATAATGGCTAATTCTTTGTTAAGTTTTCAAAAATTAATGGATAGTTTTATATCAAAAGAACACGGTATAACACAAAGTAAAATTTTTTTAGAAAAAGTTGAAACTGGCAGTGATATATATTCTTTGGTTTTTGAAATAGCAGGAGAAGTTTTGCCTATTATTGCACCTATTCAAGCATTAAATGAATTTATAGAACTTATCATATCTTTTAAAAATATCAAATCAAAAAGTATAGAAGAAATAGAAGAAAATCCGCATTTTACTAAGTATAATGCCAATAATTTAAAAAATATATTTGCACCCGTTACTATAAATCAAAATACTTTTTTTATCAATCATAAAGGTGAAGAACTTTTGAGAATAAATAGTGATGAAGCTGAGCTTATTTATGAAAATGCTAATTACATTTGCGAAAAAAAGGAAATTGAATATCAAAAGATACATGAAAATGCTTTGATAACGATGTATAAAACTACAAATAAAATAGACAATAAAACAAAACATAAGGCAAAGTGCGATGCTTTAAGTCCTTATGCGGTTGATGTTAGTTTTAGTGATGAGAAAATAGCCGAAGAAGTTTTGAAAAATCCTTATGGATTTAATTTTTTAGTAGATTTAGAGTATTATAAAAACGATAAAAATAAAATTATTTTATATAGAATTTTTAACATAAAAGATAAAATATCTTTAGAATAAAAGAAAGGGAAAAAATGGAGAAAGAAAACATTGTTAAAAAGGTTTGCAAAGAGTTAAACATTACTCAACGACAGCTAAGCGAAATGTTAGAAATCCCAGAAAGTACTATAGCACGTTGGAAAAGCGGAGATTTGCCACGACTTACAGAACTTTTTTTAAAAACAATGCTTGAAAATATAGAATTAAAGCGAAAGCTAGAAACAATCAAAAAAGCTCATAAAATAATATCAGAATTATAAGGATATGGAAATTTTCCACACCCTTTATTTTCATTTTTGGCAAATATTTTAGAATAATTTATCAAAAATGAATGAAATATATTGACAAACTTTCATAAATAATATATAATTTTCTTAAATATTTTCAAAAATGAAAGGTTTAAGATGAATTTATTACAATGTGAAATTTGTCAAATCACTAGAAGTTTTTTAAATACAGAAGTTGCATATAACTACGCAGTAGATAACACTACAATAATGTCTCACAAAAATTTACACTCTGATGAACTCATAGAAAATATACACTATTTCTACGATTATGAGCAAACCAAAGGCGGAAGACAAAGAGTAATCAAATGGACTTTAGAAGGTGTTTATATGCTAGGCTTTTTTATAAAAAGTCCTAAGGCTAAAGAATACCGCAAAAAAGTAGCTAAGCTTTTAAGAGAGCAAACACAAGCTAGATTTAAAACCCTAAGCGATGAAAATCTAAGACTAAATTCTTTAAATCATCATCAAAAAATCGGCTACAAATCACAATTAGCACAGCAAAAGGAAAAATATGAAAACAAAATCAAAGCCCTTAAATACGACTTAGAAAATAAAAACGAGTTAAGCTTTAAAAGAAAGCTTAGTCAAAAAGAATTGCTTGAGCTTAGAAAAATACTTGCTCGTGATTATGGAATGATTTGCATAAAAGAATGGGAATTTGAATTTTTAGCTGAAAAAATAGCATTAGAAAGTACAAGAATGACAACTTGGGATGCTGTTGTTAAGAAGCTAAAACAAAGTCTTGATTATTGGCAAAATTATGAAGAATACGAAGAAAAATGGAGAAAAATATTAAGGAGATGAAAAATGAGTAATGAAGTTATATTAAAGGAAGAAAGTAAATTAGAAATAAATTTTAATCCTTATGAGTTAGCCTTGGTAAAAGGTGATTTATCAAAGCTTAGCGATGTAGAACGAGCGAGTTATGTTAAAAATCTTTGTGAAAGTTTAGGCTTAAACATGCTTACAAAGCCTTTTGAATACATAGTATTAAATGGCAAACTTACTTTATATGCAAATAAATCAGCAACAGATCAGCTAAGACAAATAAGAAAAGTAAGTATTACAAAAACAGAAGTGGCACAAGTTGGCGATATTTATATGGTTACAGCCTACGCAGCAACACCAGATGGAAGAACGGATTGCGATACAGGTGCTTTAAATATTAAAAATTTAGGTGGCGATAATTTAGCAAACGCAATAATGAAAGCTATCACAAAAGCAAAAAGGCGTGTAACCTTAAGTATTTGCGGACTTGGAATGCTTGATGAGAGTGAATTAGAAACAATAAAGGAAAAGCGATTTTTAAATCCAAATGAAGATTTAAAAGTTTGGGGTAGTGATGAAAAAGCTATAGAAAATAAAGCAAAAGAGATAAAAGCTTTAGGTGCTGAACTTAGAAAATTTATGAGTGATAATGGTTTAAACACTGGGGAGCAAAACAATTTTATAAAAAAACATTCTTTATTTACAAGTGAAAAAATACGAGAAGTTCTAAGTAATAAAGATGAATTTTTAACACAATTAAAAGGAGAATTATAATGTTACCAGCATTTAAGGCAAGTTTTGAAGTGGCAAATTATTCGCCAAGCGTAGAGTATTTAAGTGAAGGTGGGCTTTATAGCGGAGTTTTCCGCAAAGCCTTTTTATATGATAAATTGGCAAGCGATGGAAGCAATAATACTTTTATTTGTTTTGAATTTTTAACCAGAAAAGAGCAAAAACTAGCTATTTTTAATCTTTTTGTAGCTAAAAATAACGATTTTAGCTATATCAATAAAAATGGAGAAAAAGAAAATTATTTAGGATTTAGACAATTAAATGCCATTATGAAATTCTTTGGAATTGATGAACTTGATTTTAGCGAAAAGGGAAATGAGAATGTTTTTGGGGTGCAGACTGAAGTTATTTATCTAAATTCTTTAGTTAATAAACTTTTAGTTTTAGGTTTTGGAACAGAAGAGTATTTAAGTAAAAATGGAGAACTTGCTAACAAAATCTTTCTTGATAGAATTTTTAATGAAAAAATGCAAAGCATGGATGAGTTTCAAAATAATAAAGAGCCTTTATCTATAAAATCTTTTAAAGCAAGGCATAAATCTTTAAATAACGACAATAATAAATCATTTATTCCAAAAGAAAATCAAAGCTATAATCCTTATGGAAATGAAGTAAAAAACAATAACAATGAAAAATATATCGAAATAGGAGATGATGATGAAAGTTTGCCGTTCTAATTATCTTGAAATTGTAAAAATCGTTCCATTTAGCGAGAGGAGAAGTTGCTTTTGTCATTTTTTAAGAAGCAATGGGATTGCAATTGAAAAAATAAATTATAAAAATCACATAAGTAAAAAAGAACTCAGAAAGGCTTACAAAATTTACAAAAGTAAGCCAAGCGGAAGAAATTACTTTCATGAAAAAAAGCTTATTGTGAAAGCTTTTGAAGATGTTGAAAAATTTTTAAGGAATAAAAATGAAACTAAAAGACTTTGATTTTAGAATTTGGGATAATACTGAAAAGAGATATCTTAATGAAATAGAACTTCATAAATATGACAAATCTCCTGTAGAAGCAGGAACCACATTTACTGAAACTGACAGAATTAATGAAGTAGAGTTTGTAAAGAATAAGAATGATTTAGAGATAGAGTTATTTACAGGCTACTATGATTACAAAGGTAATAAAATCTATATAGGAGATATTATAGAATGCTTAGTATTTACTAATGAAAAAAATTCAGAAATATTTTATGAAATTATTTGTTTTGATATGGAGTTGGGATTGTGTTCTAAATTATCTAATGGAGATGGTGGGTACTTATTTGACCTTCGTAGACATAAAAATAATAAAACAATTGAAGATGTATATGTCGTAGGCAATATACACGAAAATAAAGAATTATTGAAAGGATGAAGATGCAGAAAGAAGTTTATTTGCTTAAGTAAAATTTTGATAAAATAAAATAAAGGAGAATTAATGGAAAACTTCAAAGCTTTTAAGCTTGTTTCAAAACGTATTATAAAAACACTTTTAAATGATTTTCCAAATCAAAGCATACTTTTTTCAGATGATTTTAACAAAGATTGTAAAGAATATAAAATAGACTTTAGCTCTTGTATTCATTTTCTAAAAGAATGCAAAGTTTTAAAATACGATAAAGAAAATAATGACGATTTTTCAGGAGTTTTAATCAGTCCTAAAGCTTATTTATACTTTTCTAAAAATGATTTAAATGATATTGATGATTTAATCGAATTTTGTATGAGATAAAGGATTAAAATGCAAGAAGAAACAATTACTTACGCAAGAGGTCGTTTAACTGAGCTTAAAGATAAAAAAGATGAGCTTCAAAGACTTATCAAAGATAGTAAAAATCTAGCAATTAAAAATATACAAAATGATGATTTAAAAGGTGCTAGACTTTATATTGATAAACTAGAGCTTTATTTTGATGAACTTTTAAAGACAAATACGGATTTAAATTTGCTTTGCAATAAATGGGGATTTAAATGAGTGAAAATATTGAGCTTTTTGAAAGCTATACGGCAAAAACTTTGGGAGAACTTTATAGTACCTTTCCTATTCCAAGCGATTTTAACTTTTTTGATTTTATCCCAAAACTAGAATATGAAGAGTTTTTAACACATCAATTAAACGCTTATCATACGATAAATTACCTAAAAAATAATCATTTTTTGGATTTTGAGAGTATGGATTTAGAAAGCGGAAAAGTTAAAAAAGCTATTTTAAAACCGAAAGCCTTAGAGCTTTTAAAACAAGATGGCTTAGGAGTGCAACTTAGAAAAGCTTTAAGTACAGGAAGAGATGAACTTATAAGAAGTATTGTAAATAGGGCTTTAGAAATGAGCCTTAAATTTATGTTTTAAATAAAGGAGAAAAATGACAGCACAGGAAATTAAGGAATTTTGCAAGGAACAAGGACTAACTTATAAGCAGTTAGGGGAGTTGATAGGATATAGCGAGAGTTCTTTAAAAAGCATACTTACAACAGGAAAAATTAGCGAAAATTTAGAAAAATCTATAAAACTACTTATAGAAAATAGAGATTTGAAATTAAAATTAAAAGAAATGGATAATCTTAAAAACACACTCAAAACACTACTAGACTTGAAATAATTTAACGAGCCGATTTTTTGGCTGGTTGATTTTTTCAACTTTTTTATAAAATATTTTTAAAATTATAAGCTTTTTACTTGACTTTAAGTTGAAATTTTGTTATAATTTTAATAACAAAGGTTGAAGCTATCAACCTTTGAAATTCAAATAAAGGTAATTCAATGGAAAAGATTAAAACAATCTTAGAAATTGTCTTACTGATTTTGCAGATAGCAGCTGCAATATCGGTTCTTGGTGGTTGGCAGTAGCCACCACCCTTTTAAATTACCTTTTGTATTTTATCAAAAAAGGATGAAAAATGGAAGTTGCGTTAATTTTAACCATGTTGGCTTTAAGTCTTTTGACAATCTATGTTTTTAATTTTGGGGGCAAAAAATGAGTAACGCCCCTGTAATTATCAATAATGTAGAAGTAAATCTAAATATCAAAGAAAATAAAGTATTTATCAATTCTTTGGATTTAGCTAAGGTATTTAATAAAAACCATAGACATATTTTACAAACCACCAAGAACCAACCGCAAAATGATTTTACAGAGAGTAATTTTATACTCTCTACCTACAAAGACAAAAAAGGAGTTATTAAATGTTAGATTATAATTCTTGGCAAGAAGCACAAGCAAAAGTAGAACCACTTAGAAAACAAGTTATGGAGGCAATTTTAAAAGATAAAAGATTTAATGCCACAATAGAAGATAGAGATAATCTTTTAAAGGTTGAGATTAAAAATACCATTTTTAATTTAATTTTTGATTTAGGAAATTTTCATATTGAAGCTAGCTTCAATTTGTTTTCACTTGGTTTTCTTGAGCATAGTAGTAATGTTATTATTTTTCAAGGAGATTATGACTTATATAAAGGAAATGTAAAAAGAATTGTTGATGATTTATATTTTGAGTTATCAAGAGAAATACCAAATACAAGAAGGGCATTAAAAGATTTAATAAAAGATTGCAAAAGAGTTTTAAAGCTTAAAGTTAATGATAAATAATGAATATCATATAAAATTTAGAAAAAAAAAATAAGGAGATGAGATGGGAATTTTAAAAAGACTTGATGAAACTATCATTATAGAAGATGATAGAAAAAGTGAAAAAGAATTAGTTGAGTATTGCATTTTAGAAGGTATTTCCCTGAATAATGCAAATTTGGAAAATGTAAATCTAAGTGGCTTAGATTTTGATAATGTGTTTATAAATGGAGCTAGTTTTAAAAATACTAATTTAAGCAATATTTCAAGTAAGAATGCATCTTTTATAGATTGCGATTTTAGTGGGGTAAGATTATATGGTTGCAATTTACTAGATACAGAATTTGAAAACTGCATCTTTGAAAATGTAGATTTTAGAGATTGCATAGGAGATATGAAAAATATCTTTACAGTAGCAATTGATACCTATGTTATGAATTTTTCAAAAACACATCTTAGTTTAGGATGCCAGATTAAAACCATACGAGAATGGAAAACAACCCATATCGATGATATAGAAGATGAAGAACAGAAATGGCTTTGGGGTTATTACAAGGATACTATTTTTGAAATTATAGACAAAAGATTGGGAGTTGAAAATGATTAGATTAGATATCGGAGATTACTACACAAGAAAAGAAGTTGCAAATCTTTTAAAAGTAAAAGAGCCTATAGTTCACAAATACGCCAAACAAGGCAAATTTAGAGAGTTTAAACAACATAGAAATTGTTCGGGATTGTATCCTAAACAAGATATTGAAAATTTTATAAAAAAATATTTCGGACTTGTTGATTTAGATCAGCAATCTCATCGAGATAATCTCCCCACCACTGCATAAGGATAGCTTTTTCCTTCAAATTTAAAGCATGATTATATGCAGATTTAATCTTATTTTTTTCTACATGCGCTAAACACAATTCTATAATATCGCTACTCATTTGGTGTTTATTTCTATTTTCATGGGCTAGGGTGCTAAACATAGCACGAAAGCCATGCGGTGTAAAATCATCATTAGAGTAGCCCATTCTTCTAAACATGGATCTAATTGTGTTATCGCTTATAATTTCACTTTTACTTCTTAAACTATAAAATAAATAGCCCGTATTAATACTCATCTCTTTGTATTTTTTAAGCATATATACACATTGAGAATTTAAAGGTATAGTATGTGCTCTTTTCATCTTCATATCTTCTTGCGGTATATACCAAATACCATTTTCCAAATCAATATCTTCCCATTTTGCACTTCTTATACTAAAGCTTCTTTGTGCAGTTAATAAAGAAAACATTGCTGCAATTTTTACACTAATATATCCCTTGTAATCAATTATATTATCTACTAATGCTTTAATTTCTTTAGTTTCCAACAAGGTGGCATGATTTTTACTCGCTTTATTTATAAGCAATTCTTTTCTATTTAGATTTGCCATGGGGTTACTTTTAATATATTCTTTTATAACACCATGTCTAAAAATTTCATTTAAAAGAGTAAAGAACTTATCGGCACCTTCTCTTATATTTTCTTTTCTAAATTTTTCAAAACTTTTTAAAATATCCTTGATTTGCAATTTATCTAATATAATTTCTCCATAAATTCCAAAAGCAAATCTTTGTAAATAACTCATATAGCTTTTGTAGGTTTTTTCGCTTAATTCAAGTTTTTTAAGATCCATTTTTTCCAACGCTAATTCTTTAAATGTTATTTCATACTTTTCTCTTATACTATCATTTTCAGCTAAATTTACTTTTAGATTATCTCTTTGTTTTCTAGCGTTAGCAAGATTGAGGGTAGGGTATTCCCCTAGAGTTATTCTTTTGTATCTTAAAGTTTTAGGACATTTATAATTAAATATAAAAGTTTTCTTACCGCTCGGATAAATACAAAGAAGTAGGTTGTCAAAATCAGCAATATAGTATTTTTTGTCTTTAGCTTTTAAGGCTTTTATTTTGGTATCGTTTAGCAC